CAAGGTTGAGTCAGACAGGGTAATAGCACCCGCAGACACAGACACAAAATCGTAGGGACTGACGGCAGACGAATAAGTCACCGTGCGTCCTGTTGCTACCCAAACACGCCCAGAAAAGGTTGCTACGCTGACAATAGAGTCAAGGTTAGGTATGCCTATTGCTGTTGCTGTGGTGTTGCCTGTAGGCGTAGGAGGAGCAGCAATACTGACGGTTGGCACAGATGTGTAGTTGTTGCCTACGTTGGTCATGATGACCGCAGTAATAGCGTTTCCAGACACAATTGCAGTACCCGCAGCATTTGCACCACCGCCGCCAGTAATGGTGACCGCTGGAGGTGTGTTGTAGCCAGACCCACCGTTTGTAACGGCAATGACTAGCGCACCCTTTGTAAAGGTTAAGACTTGGGCAATGGCAGTTGCACCGCTACCACCACCGCCTGTAATGGTTACAGTGGGAGCAGAGGTATACCCGCTACCACCATTGGTAATAGAAATATAAGAAACTGCATTGGCAGAAATAGTTGCCACCGCCGTTGCTTGAACACCATTTGTTTGGTTGGGGGCTGAAATAGTTACTGCTGGCGCAGTAGTGTAGCCAGAACCTTTATTGGTAATGCCTACAGAACCTACACCGCCCACGGCAAGCAAGTCAGTACCGTTCCAAGTAAACAAGCCTTTGTCTGGGTCACCTATAAAAACAAATTCATTTTTCCACTGGGCGGTAGACACGCTGGAGTTAGAAAACGTACCTGCGACAGCTACATTGCCTTTTGTGGCGGTATCAATTCTGAAATATTCAGCCCGTCCATTAAATTCAAATCCCAAAATATAGTCAGACAATCCCAAATTACAACTGGTCAGAGTGGTGACTACGTTGCCAAACGTAACAGCGGTGTTCCCAGAGTCAACAACAGCAGACTGCGCTTGGACAATTTTGATGTTGCCAAAGCCAATAGGCATGGCGTTCTCAATCCATGAGAACTCTTCCTCATCAATAGCTGTCCTGTTGGCCTTGGTGTTTAGACCCTTGAAGTTCTTAATGACAGCATAAGACTTTTTTTGTTCTGCTGATGCCATGATTAGAACGTGGTGTAGGGGTCAGGGATGCGCCTTGTATAGACAGAATTCAACACTGCCTGTACGTGCTTGGTGTATTCTTGTTTGTAGAGTTCAGCCTCACCATAGCTCTGTTCTTTGTACTTGGCCTTATAAGCCGCATAAAAAGCCACAGGGGTGGTGTAGGGGTCTTGGATAGGGTCAACAGCGTTGGGCGTGTTCAAGCTCAACGGAGTCGGCAGGATGGTGCTGTCAATTTCAACAACATAAGCCTGGTCGGGGACTGGGCCAATGTAAATCTGTTGCTGACCGTAGACAGAAAAACACACGGGTCTGCCTACATAGTTTTGCCAGTAGCGCAGTTGTGCGTTGAAGTTTGACCAGGGCAGATAGCGCAAGGGTATGCGGCTGTTGCCCCAGTAAATGTTGACGTTGAGAATGTCCAAGGTTGTGCCGTTGGACAAGGTAGCAAACGGAATAATCTCGGCAGGGCCAGAGTACGTCAGTTGTGCTGTACCGTCAGTGAATGCGGTAGAGGGCGGGAAAGTTGCGCCAGCAGCAGGGTAGGGAGGCGCAGTGTCTCCTGTTGTACCGCTCTGGGTAACTTCATAAATAAAAATGTTGGAAAACACAAAGTCACCAGCGGTGACAGCGGTATTGGCAGTCCAAAGGTCGGCTGGAACGCCTGTGTTAGAAATTGGGGTGGCAGTTATTTGCAGGGTACGCAAGCACCCAGTATCTCTCGCTACTCGCTCACGGGCATCGTTGATGTAGTCCGTTAGCTCCGAGGTAGACCAGAAGACAGAGTTTGCATCATGCAAAAGCCGCTGTACTTCCGTGATGTAGGAAGAGAGAGTTGCCATGTGACCTTCATATTAAGCAACCCTCTGATTGGACTTTCCCCCCACGGACTTTTCAATCCGCAAGGGTACTACGCCAACAGCCGAGGGTAACGAGCTGTTCTTTCCTGGAGGAGTTTCGGATACAACTATCCGCTTGAACTTCTCCGTTGCGTCTTCAAGTTCGCTGTGGAGTCGTATCAAGCCCAACTGGACGAGATACTTCTCCTTGTCATCGTCTCCGTAACCAAGTACATGCTGGGCTGTCTTGAGCGGTATCTCTACCGTCTTGCCAACAGGAAACTCAATCCCGACAAAGTTGTACTCAAAGTTGAGGTCTTTGTCGGAATTGTTGGTCACATAGACAACTTCCGTCATAGTGATACAACGTCACCGTACACCGAGATGTCAACTGTGTTGTTTGCCGCAGCACCAGTATTGACGCACAAAAACAGAGAACCAGAAAAGATTGTTGTGGCGGTGTTTGCCGTCAGGTTCAAATCTTGATACTTGGTTGTACCTGTAATGTTGCCCAAAACTACTGCGTTGGAAACTGCGTTTGCCAAATTGCCATCACTACTTGCAATGATGGTTACGTTGGCAAGCGCAACACTTCCGTTGGCATTGTTAACGGTAATACGGCGAACAATGTAGTTTGTACCGATAGTTGGAATTGTTGCAACGGCATTGCCTGTGTTTCCCAAACCTGCGGGAACAGCAAGAGTGCCAATAACAATATTTCCAAACTGGTCAGGATACAGTGCACCTACATGGTTTGCGTTCATGCCGTCTCCTTAGCTTGTGTAGGTGCTGTTTGCTGAGATACCACCGTTGATGGTCAGAGCAGTTGCAGTACCAGCACCAGCAATAGTAGATTGTGCAAACACGTTCACACCATCAGACAAAATCATGCCGCCAGTTGCGTTGGCAAGAAGAGTTGTAATAGCAGAACCGTTGTTCGCAGTAATCACTACGTTAGCGGAAGGGAAAATCAGGTATGTACCTGCGGGAATCACTGTACCTGCGTTAGCGGCAGTCAGAGACACGTTGGAGAAGTAAGCACCAGCAGTGTTGGTGGTTGCATTCGCCAGAATGATTTTGTTCATTGCTAAAGCCATGTCTTTTTCTCCTTACAGTGAGAGGTAGTTGTAACCTGTCACCTTGGTCATTGACTTAGGCTTGACGTTCACCAATTCGGCAATCATCAAAACTGCGCCAACATAACCAATTTGCCAGTTCGGGAGTGTGGACTCAAAGCCTGTAAACACAAACGAACCTTGCTCATGGATGTACAGAGACAAGTAGTTGGTGTTCAAGAAGTACACAGTACCTTCAGGACAGTATGGGTCTGGATAGATTGGAACGCCAGCAACCATCAGCGCACGGAATGCGGCTTGAGGGCCATTTGCGTCACCGTCAAAGCCAGCACCAGGGGTGATGACATATTGCTCTTGACCAACAAAGTCTTGAGCTAACAGTGTCCAAGTACCAAAACCGCAAACACCGAATGAAGGCATTTCAGCACCGTTCTTCACAGTACCAGAAATGTATTGCAGGATGTTTTGACGGGTTGGGTTCACAGAGCCAGCGGCATACTGTGAAGATTTCCACCAAGTGTAGGTAGTACGGTCAATGTTGCCGTATGTACCAGAGTTGGCAACAGCAGCGGGTAAACCGATGAACTGTTGTGTGTTGGTGGTGTTGGTGTACAAAGCGGTAGCCATTGCATCCATCATGACGTTGGTCGCATCGTTCATACGAGCTTCAATCAATGGAATGATGGCAGCGTCTTGCTGAACTGCGCCTTCCATACCGAGGAACGGCACGGGAGAAATCATCAGTTTCAGGTCGAACTCAGCGTTGTAAGCACCTTGCTGGACTGACGGCTGGGCAAAAGAGCCAGAGTAGTCAGACCATTGAGCGTTCACAAACTGTGCGCCTTGGACAGGAACGGTTACAGAAGAAACACCACCAGAAGCTTGCTGACTGTTGGCAATCAGAGCCGCCATGAGGGGTGTCGAGTTGTAAAGCTGGACAACCAGCTTGGGGATGAAGGCTCTACGAGTAACGTAGGTCAGTTCGTTAAACTGTGCTGACCCTGTTGCTGGTAGGATGCCGCCGCCAATAGCCATAAGGCCTCCTTAAAAAAAACAATACCCTCTTACAACCCAATAGGACGCTGCGGTTTACGCAGGTCATTGAGCGCATTCATTGCCTCGTTACGAGCAGCGGCGGCTGGATTCTTCCAATACTTGTTCAAGTCAAATTGCTTGACAGCACTTGGGTTGTATCCAGTTGAAGTAGGCACTGCTGCTTGCTTCATCCACTGATGGTACTCGGCTGCTGTTTCGTGGTTTGTGATGCCACGCTCCAACATGATTTTTTCTACATCATCAACTTCTGATTCGTTAGAAATCAAACCCTTCTTCATCAAAGACTGACGGCGTTTTTGCAATTCTTCAACTGCATCACGCTCACGCAACTTGGCTTCTAAGGCTTGCACACGGTCTTCAGACTTGCTGACGGCACGGTGCGTATAGTCTTCGATGTCAAGTTCAGGGATGGGCAAGTCAGGTTTAACCTTCTTGGTCATCCGCAGAAAGTCTTTGCGAGTGTCAGGATTTTCCGCAAGAGTTTGAGCAAGCTGCGCCAACTCGTCACGGGCTTCTAAGGACAGATTTTCTAATGACATATTTTTACCCTCTTTATACGATTAGATTACTTTTTTGCCATCACCAGGCTTTTGAACAGCCATGCCAGTTTTGCCAACTTTGTTGGGGGCACTCAAGCCACCGAGTTGAGAAAAACGAGGAGTGTTGGTGATAACGCCATTTTGCTGATTGTTGTCAGTAGGGCGGCGGGGTGCGGCTGCGCCACGGGGCTTGAATAAGTCCATGATGTTTCCTTACATTGGGGGAGGAGGAGGCATACCACCAGCTTGGGGCATACCAGGAATAGGTGCTTGTGCCATTGCTTTGCCTTCAGGAGTAGCACCACCCGCCTGAGGTAAAGTTTGGAGCATCTGAAGAATTTCAGACTGCTGGAGTTCGTTGGTCTTGCCTTTTCGTGGGCCTATCAGACCGCTGAGTTGGCGAATGGCGTTCAAGGCTTTTTGTCCCTCGGCAGATTCTGAGCCTAGAGCGGGGAGAGATTGCTCCAACAAGTCCATTGCCATACTGATGTTGATGAGAGCAGCTTCTTTGCTTCCCATCTTTGGTTCAGGCGTAGACATGGGAGATGCCATCGGAGGTGTTTCGGCATCAGACATTGCGCCAGTTGGCAATTCTTCAGGCATAGGAGAAGCAGCACCCGCTGAACGGTTGCCTTTTATTAACTCCATCAACTTATCTGGTGGAACACTCATAATCACTCCTTGGCGTGTTTGTAACCACTTACTTACACTTTGTCAATAGGCGAGGGACATTTTATGTCAGTCCCCCAAAGACAAATCCTTACGGATTACTTGCGGCTTTTACGGCCTTTACGAGCTTTACGCATGGTCTTCTCCAAGGTTAGAGGCGGCGAACTATTTGAAAAGGGAAGTAAGCCACACCCTTATTACCCTTTCGGGCAATTCTTATCTGCGGTGTTTACGGCCACGTTTTGCTGTTTTGTACATGTTCAACTCCTGGTTGGTGAACGGTTGGAATCACGCTGACTCCTTCCATACGAGGTTTTATACCCAGTTTGACGCATTGTCAAGTTAGGGCTTGCTTCGCTTCTTTTCAGCGAATCTGTTGATGCCCGTGGCTGGTCAGCTTTGGGGGCTGTCATTGCTTGTTTTGCCATCATCCCACCTTCTTTAAGTCAGGTTTACCCTCTGCTTTGGGCGGCTGCTGTTGCTTTTGAGCTTGTTGTTGAGCTTGAGCTTTTGTTTGTTTCTCTTCCATTTTTTTCAACCGTTCCTTGAGCAATTGTTTCATTGGCGGCTCAATCAAGTCAAGCAAGGATTCTTTGTCGATGACCTGCGCTTGGAACAATTCAAACGCCAATTTACGGCTGTCTTCCATGAAGATGGGTGAATTGGAGTGAGCGTCCACTTTCACCACGTAGTCCTTGGTGAATTGCTCAGGAATAAATTTTCTGCCTTCAGTGTCTGTCAAGTGTGTCTTATCGTAGGCTTGCATACACTTGAGGTACAGGGTTGCCAATTTTTCTAAGCTGTCCTCAATGACAAGGGCACGTTTCTTGGCACGACTTGAACCCAGACGAGCCAGTTGAGATGCGTGACCAGACGAGCGTACCCCTGCTTCGCCTCGGCCTTGCAAGACGCTGACGATACCAGATGCCTCTTCAAACATCAGGTCAATCTCGCCAATCTCTTTGAACAAGTCTGGCGGCATAGTGGGTGCTAACTTCTCGACTTTGGCATTGGGCATGTCGGTTGCTAGCAAACCGCCAGCACGGTTGAGAGCAAAGTTCTTCTCATCCAGAATGCCAGTAAAGCCAATCAGGGCGGTAGGTGGACTGACTTGTTTGGACAGCATGTCCAAAATTTCAGTCATACGCTTATTGCGTAGCTGCTGGAGATATACCAGACGGTGAACTTCGGATGAACCCCAATAGTAGTCGTACAGTGGGTTAGGACAAATTTGGACAAAAGGCAACTCGCCTTTCAAGAACATGGACTCGCCTGGTCGGTCATAGATGATGACATCAGGGTCAGCTTTGGTGACACACTGATAGTCTTTGGTTTCATCGTTCCACACCCACAACTCTGTCATCTCTACTGTGTCTTCAGCAACAGTGGCTTTGTAGTTGGGGTTGCCGTTCAGGTCAAGATTGACGTTACCGTACATGGTTGGGTTGGACGCAGACAAGATAATGCGCTGTACGCCATTGGCTACTTCTGTACGCTCATGTTGTGTTGACATCACCCGCTTGACAATTTCTTCTCGCTTGGGGTGACTGTACAGACGGTCATACAACTCGGACTTGGTGATGTAGTAAGTCTGGACGATAGCTTCTTGTCTGTCAGAGTAGGGAGTGTCTTCTCGCAACACACCTATGCAAGCTGGCTCAACCATGTAGGGGTGGATGCCGTTGTTCATCACAATTTTGACAAAGGTGGTGTTGTAGCAAAGTGCCCACGTGACAGCGGTGGAGAACACTTGGTCAGCGTTGGAATTTAACCACTCGTCATGGAGAGCTTTTGTCAGAGCGGGAATCTTGATGTGCTCTTGGTCTGGGACTGCCGCACCAGTGTTGATGCTGAACCTTGTTGTCTCTGCTGAGTAGAGGAACGAGGTCAGTTGGTCAATGTGAGGATAAATCTTGTTGTATAGGGCGGGGACTTCATCTGGCCCATTTCCAAACAAGTAGTAAGAACGCAGAGAACCGTAGGTGGGTTTTCTTTCTTCACGGCTGACCAAACATTTTTGAATCAGGTCTAAGTAAAACCGCTCACGGTCAACTGGGTTCTTGGGTATTCTCATCGCTTCACCTGTAAGTTTTCGTGGTCATTCATAACCACAGACGCTTTTGGCCCTTGCAAGTCTCCCGCTGCCTTGGGGTTGATTCCGACCGATTCTCCCGCAACAGATTTGAATTGTCCACCCATCACGGACTTCATGTTGATGTTGCCCCCGCCGCCCCAGATGACGGAACTGCCAGGACGGGTTTGTGGAGCATTATTTGAATTCTGAGCTTGCATAGCGTCTGTAGCTTCTGCAAATTGCTTGTCAGTGAGCTTATTCTTGCGTTTCATGTAGCCAGTTTGGTGCTCACCCGCTTTTGTGGACTTGATGTCCGTCATATCGTACTCAATAGCCAGTTGCTTGAGGTTATTGTCGGTTGCAGCCGTTTTTGCCGACCTTGTACCCACTGGTTTGAGGTGAACAACCGATAATTCCCCTTTGCAGTGCTTCATGGGGCATACAGCCTCCCATGCTTCAAAGATTCCGTGGTTTGTGCAGTAGTAGTCTCTCAAAATACCCATAGTTACCCCCTTAGTGCTTCGTCAAGTGAAATTTCGCTGTAATCGTGCCTGTTTGTCATCCCAACCTTGATTTTTATGCCGTCTGACGTTACTTGTAGCCCCATTTTGGGCATAAACACGGGCTGAGATTCTTTCCTGTAGTCCACATAGCGGGTGTTATCCCGCCTCTTCATAACCTTCACGTTCCCTGCTTTCCACTGTTGGTAGGCTTTACTTACCCTGCGCTGGACGTTTTCGGTCAGTGGTTCACGGTTGTAGATGAATACATCGTGGAAATGCCCCGTACTTATGCCAGCAAGTTCGGCAAAAAGGGCGATAGAGATGCCTCTTTCCTTGTCAGCGTAGAACCGCTGCATGTGTTTTGTCAGTTCACGCTTGGACAACGGGGTCATATCTGTACTCCAGTGTGTAGCCAGTACTCTGCAACCAATCCAAAAACTCAACCTCGCCGTGTGAGAGAGCGGGATTGGCAGGAACAATGACGTGGTTAGTGTCTACTAACTTTCTTGTCTGGGCGTGGTGACCAAGCAACCCGCCAAAGTTAAAGCCATCTTCGTGAAACCCACGCCCGACATACTCCATGCTGAAGTGTTTTGCAATGTCATCAGGGCAATACTTATAACCATAAGATTGAAGGACTGGCTTCAATATGGCTGAAAGTTGTGCATCCTCATTCCAGCCGTGTATTTCATTGCTGTTCAAGTGCACGATGCCGTGTTTGTTACAGGCTTCTAAGAATCTGCGGCTACGCAGGGAGAAGCCACCATTCTGGACAACCTTGACAGGCTCTGTTGCCTGAGTCCACGCAAACTTGAGGTACAGATGCCCGTCACCAAAAGCGCAGTGTGAGGGTGCGCCTATGTAATCGTAGTCATAGTATTCAGGCTTGAAGTTCTTGCCGTTCAACACCCAGCCATCATCTTGCACGACAAGGCAGTAGTCTGTCTCTATAAAGGCGTACAGGCTGTGCATCATGAAGAGGGAATACCCAAGGTAGTCTATGCCGTGACAACGCTTCCAGACCACATTGCTTGGCAGGCTGGGCGGCTCTTCCAATGAAATAAGTAAGCCCTTACTACCAGGCAACTCCTGCATACTCTTAACGATGGAGGGTATGGCAGATGCGCCGTTGTTGTGACCGTAGACGGAAACAATGGTGAGTTGGTCATGGTTCATTGTCCGTATCTTTCAATGTAACTTATCAATCCAGAAATTTTGTTCATATCATCTTTCATCAAACCAAGAGCCACATTGCAGCTTCTGCACAAGATTGCTCTTACCTTTCCTGTCTTGTGAGAATGGTCTATTGCATGTCCACCGTTCTCTCTGCTCAAAACTTCATCACATTTGTAATTTGCACACTTCCCTTTTTGAACACCCCACATGCTTTCAAACTGCTCAATGGTTATGCCATACATAGTTCCAAGATGCTTTTTGCGGTGATACAAAGACAGCTTGTCAGGATTTTTGTCTCTCCATTCTTTGTTTTTTTTTAAGATGTCTTCACGAAATTCTGCGTACCGTTCTTTTTGCTGAGAAAGAATTGCTTCTCTTTTCTTGGCGTATCTTTCCTTTGCTCTTTCCCGAAAAATCTCCTTGTTCCTTTGGTAATACGCTTTTTGTGCGGCAATCTGTGCTTCTGTTCTCATACCAATCCTATATGAATTAAATTATGAGAATTATACTATGTTTTTTATGAGCCGTACATGCCTATCCTTTTCAAGTAATCACTGACATTTCTGCCGACAGCAATCTGCTCAGGGGTGTAAGACTCATGAGCAGCACTGACGGCACGGGTAATCTTTTGGGCAATGAGGCGAGGCTGAATCTGCTCGGCATAGGCAACCGCAGCCAGCGCAGATGCGATGACCCTATCGTCCTTGCCACGACCAGGTGCGCCTATGAAGCCACTCTCCCGCACGATACCTTTCATCTCTTCTAAGGTATCCATGCTGAGTATGCCCATCATGCCCCGCTCAAAATAGTCTTTCATGTACTGCAACATACGTTCCTTGCTGTTGCTAGTAGTCAGGTATCCAATACTGTTGGAGAGGCCGCCAAGGGTGTCATTCCTACGCCAGATGTAGTTTTGCATACTGCCAAGCACATCCATCAAATCCCTGCCTGTAGCCCCGCCCATAGAGCTTGCCAGACGTTTCAAGTTTCGCAACTCATTGATGACGGCTTGCCCTGGTCCGTTGACCTCAAGGTTAAGGGTTGAGTTCTTGTATGCGCCAGCAAGGTGGGCGATGACCCACGCAAACTGGTAGGTGTTGAGTTCAGAGGTTGCAAACTCAGCTACTTGGTCAAGACCATCCGCATAGCAGCGGAAGACTTGGATACAAAACCTGTCAGCCCAATCAGATGAACCGTAGGCAGGGTCAGCACCAATCACATAGTAGGCAGTGTCTACAGGTTCTTCCCACACCTTCAAAGTTCCTAGACGCTCTGTAGACTTCAACACATCTGTGTCTTGGAAGAGTTGACCAAACGCATACCTGTAGTAATCACACTCTGTCTTCTTACTCAGCTTGGCAGCTTCTGTGCAACGGCTGTGTGAGAAGAAGGAACTGCCTGTCATGACAAAGGCATAGTCTTCAGTGGGTGGAAACTCTTGATACATCAAGGCTTCATCTTTGATGCCCTCTGCCATCTTCCAACGCCACCAAGCCATCTGACGAGAGTTGATTTCAAAGCCATACATCTTCTTAATGTCTTTGTGCCATTCCTTCTCTTCACCTGTCAGCTTGCCATCCCAGTACACCTTGTAGATGTTGGAGTCAGCAGGGACTTGGTAATACTCATTACGCCACCAACCGCAGAAGATTGCACGTTGTGTCTTTGCTCGCTTGGCAGTCTTGTACATGTCGTGGAACATGTTGAAGCCTTGAGCCGTACTCTCAAACATGTACAGCCTCTCTGCATTCTTTTCAGCAAGAGAAGCTATCAGTGAGGCTAAACCTTCTTCGTTTCCCCATGAAGCGGTCTCTGTACCGTGTAGGTAAGTAATAGCCTTGCCCTGCCCCAAGCGAGACTTATTTCCTGCGATTTGGTAAAACAGTCTTGACCTGTTCTTGAGAACCATCTGATTGCGGTTGTGGGCAACCAAGGGTATCTTGTATTCCTTTGGTAACCCTTCAATATACATAGCGAGAGTAGAGCGGAACATGTCTCTGTTCTCCTCTGTATCCGCAACCAACGTGCCTTGCCACCCTGGATGCGTGAACTGCCAGTAGAGGTCAAGTGCCAAGGAAATAGTTGTGATACCCAACTGCCTACCTTTGAGGATGACAAAGAAGTGAACGTCTTCATCTAGACCTTTTTGGATTTCATCCATCACATACGTCTGAGTACCCAACAGAGTACCCATCTTTTTCAAGCCTTCTTCCTTTGTCTCAATCTTGAGTTCAGAACAAAACTTGTAAAACTTCTTCAGGTCAAAGTTCATGCGTTACACAACACAAGGTCGCCAAAGTTATCCATACACATCACGCCAATATGTACATGAACATGACTGGATTTATCTTCATCGTAAAACCATTGATACACATCTTTGAGGTAATGCTTGTCACAGCGTTTCCAATACCAGTTGACCAATTTCATCACATATCCTCTATTTTCCAACCAAGGATGTCAGCAGCAGCTTTTCTGTTTCTGACACAGTTGAGCAAGGTTTTGACATGGTGTTCGTCATACTTGGCTCTCCACTCTTCTACCAACTTCAACTTCTGCTTCTTGCTAGTGCAAGACAAGGCTCTCCAAATCTCCTTGCGAAAACGAATACGACTCTCCAGTAATGCCATCCTCGTAGCCAACTCTGTAGCCATACGCAACCGCCTTCTCCATCTCTATCGCCATCATGACTATCCGACTCTCTGTTTGGCAAAGGCGAGTAGCCAGGATGCGACACACATCCCTCAACTCATCCTCCGACAACCATAACAGTTCAGTCATGTTCGTTGTATCCACACCATTTGAATAAGTACCAGTACATCAACTGCTCCCACCTTTGTTCAGGGTATTTGTCAATCAACTCATGAGCGCACTCCGCTTGCCAGAGCCAATAACGCTTGTTCACTTCTTTAGGTTCTCCCCAGATGTTGTACCTGACATAGCCACCAGCAGCCATTACGCAGTCCTCCAGACTCTCACAGTGTCACCCTCGGTCTTGGCAGTAAATACCCTCCCCAACCGCTTACCAGCCCTGTAATTGGCATTCAGCACCTTAGCTCTAGCCTCCAGAGGAACAGCAAAGCTATCCCCCACATCCATGTCCTCATACGGGTAGGCATACACCACCCTCATCTTGGGTGCAGGTACACCTACTTCAATACCAATCTCAGTAATCATCCTATCTACCCCTCTACAGATAACCACATACTACAGATAAAAAAAGGGTTAGTCAAGAAGTAACCCCTGACTAACCCAAGTAGGCAACTGCTGGAGCATTCGAGAACCAACAGCAATTCCACTTTACCAGAAAACACAATTTGAAATTTTCAGAAAACATGAAAATTTTTATGGGGGGCGGAAGGTGGGGGGCACACCATTCCAGACCCTCCGACCCATCACGTGCGCCATTGTCTAGCGTCTAGCGTGTGATGACATGCGACAAACCCAGTACCCGATTAGGCTAACGTGTAGCGTGTAGGAATAGATTGTCGTTGCAGTGAACGGAAAGTGACAAACCCCTTTTGTCCCCTATTGTTTACCCGTCAACTTCTTATATATACTATTACATAAACACATTTAGTTTTATTCTAGTTTACTCTATTACTAACCCTAGTCAATACTACCGTTGTCATTACTTATTTACTACAATATACACTGTATATAAAAACATTAGGGAAACACCTAGGTCTTATAAATCAATGACTTATACAAGTTGGCACGATTCTATTATGTATATATGTGTAGGCCTTGAAAATTTAGGCTTACGTCAATCAATCAACAAAGGGAGTAGTACTCATGTCAATTTATCAAGAAAACGGTTTTGAGAATCGTAAAGAATATTTAGAAGACCTTGCCGATACTTACGGTATCGACGTACAAACGGTTTTTACCCTTGCAAGCATCCTAGGGTCAAATGAAGACTTTGACGGCCTTGTCACGGCCTTAGAAGACCTTGAAATGACGGGAGAATTCTAATGGCATACGCAACATTCAATGACGCTGCCAGGGCTGCAGTACGCATGTCAAATACACACAATGACGATTATTGGGTTGTATTTGAAGAGGGTTCATATCACGTTGCAAGTGACTATGACCTAGAAACATGGTTTGCAGGGGCTGAAACACTAGGGTATGCAGGGTATGGCCTAGGCTTTGAACCCTTGTGACATGTCAACCCGTAGGCCATGCTAACCCGTGGCCTACAAGGTGCAATGTTGCATCATTCAAATGAAAGCGAGCATAGTATGCAATTCTCAATTCAACGTAATCAACTCAAGGCCATGTCACGACTTGCAGCCACAAGTGACATTCGTTACTACTTGAACGGTTTGCACGTGGTCCAGGATAACCGTGGGACCTATATTGAAGCAACGAACGGTCATATGCTGGGCCGTTTGCTTATTGACGAAACACCTATTGCAAACCCTTGCAGCGTGATATTACCGCTTGAAAGCGTGAAAACCCTTGCAGCAACGGGCAAAAAAGGCCGTGAAACCGTTTGTTTTACCGTTGACGGCGTGAAAATCAGTGCAATTAACCCTCAAGGTGAAACAATGATTTTCCAGGCAATAGAAGGTAAGTTTCCCGATTGTGACCGTGTAGTCCCTACGGTTACAAGTGATAGTGGCCTTGAACCTAGTACGTACAACCCTGAATATATTGCAGCATTTTACGATTGTGCAAACGACTTACGGGGTACAAAAACAAAGGGTATTTCAGTCCAAATCAAGCAACGGGGTAACGATAGTGGCATTGTCAATATTGACAGTGAACCCTTATTTGTAGGCATTATCATGCCTATGCGGGAACACAATACCGTCAACATCCCTACTTGGTGTTCACGGCCTAAGGTTGCAGCAACTGAACCCGTTGCAGCCTAAGTGATACCCTTAAGCCTACGTTACTTGTAGGCTTAGGGATTATCATTTGATAATCAACTAATCAACTTAAGGGAGTCCCTACCATGTCCGACCGTATCACTGATTCAATGCTTGAAAACCGTGTCAAACGTATAAACGAATTGACGAATTCACCACTTACCTTGTATTCAAAGGTTGACGGTAAAAATGTGGCAAACGTAGGCAATTTTCATTTGTCGCGTGCTTACGGTGGTGTTTGCTTGCATCGTATGTGCAATGAAAGTGGTGGTGTACGTACACCGATTATCAGTTATCACACGACCAAACGTCACTTGTACGACCTTATGAACGCTTGGATTGACGGTATTGAGTTTGCCCGTGAAGAAATGTCAGAAACCGTATAAACGCCCCTTGTAGGGGCTTGTAAGCCCCTTTTTTTAACCTTTTTTTGGGAGTCAGTGACCATGCAATCATTCTATGAATTGACCTATGAAAAACGCTTTGAGGTTTATCGTGCCCTAGATGCCTTGCAATGCGAAACACACAATGCGGGTGGCTCTGGCTGCCTGAGTGTTGCCGTTGCAAAGGGTAAGTTTGGGGAATTGCAGCAAACAATGAAAAACCTTGGACTTTTCTTTGTTGAGCTGTATAAATTCCCTCTTGGCACGGACACGCCCCCCATGCACCTACGGCATGAGTCGTATGGTTTCCCCGACAGTGCCTGGCTTATTGCCACATTTAAACCCTATTGAAAGGTAGCCCCATGATTAAATTCAAGCCTGAATCGTTGAACGACACTACCCGCAGGTTTCCCCGTACCCTCGCAGAGGCTTTCCCCTCTTGCCCTACATGGGGGGAATATCAGCCCCCTTTGTCTGACAGAGTGCTTATGTATACCTGTGCCTTTGCTACGGGGTTCTTGACAGCCCTGTTGGTGTTTGCATGAGGGTATTGCCCATTAAGAACGAAGAGACTGTCCCTTGGCTATTGCAAAAGCACTATGCCAAGCGGATGCCCCAAATCATGTATGCGTTTGGCCTTTACAAGGATGAAAGCCTTATAGGTGTCATCACCTACGGCATCCCCGCCTCGCCCCCTTTGTGCATGGGTATCTGTGGCAAAGAGTATGCCGACAAAGTATTGGAATTGAATAGGATATGCCTAGAGACAAACGAGAAGAATCAAGCCTCTTATCTTGTTGCCCAATCTATGCGATTACTGCCCCAACCAAGCATCATTGTGAGCTATGCAGACACCGCCCAAGGTCATGTCGGTTATGTCTACCAAGCCACAAACTTTCTTTATACGGGACTCTCAGCAAATAGGATTGATTGGACTATCAAAGGCCAAGAACATAAACACGCTAAGACAATCGGAGATGGAAAGACCTTAGAAGATATAAGGTCAGAACATGGCGATGACTTCTATTATGTGGAAAGGTCACGCAAACACAGGTACATCTTTTTTATAGGAAACAAGCGACAGAAGAAAGAAATGTTAAGCAAGTTGAATTACAAGATAGAACCTTACCCCAAAGGTGACTCTGTACGCTACGACTCAGGAGGTATCGTAGCGAAACAAGACTTGCTTTTTTACTGAGGTTTGATATGATTCGCCCCGTTGCCGTGAGAAGCAATAAATCTAAGCCACTTAATTCTACTCTCGCCCTTGGTTTTTACTTTAGGGTTCTCACCGAGGGTAGAGCTAAGTGGCTTTTTTTATGTCTCTACGCATCCGTACCCCTCACGATAGTAAGCACCCATGACTGTGGTGGCGAGGGAGAGAAGCGGTTCAGCTTGACCCAAGGGGGACGGCTGCACGAGGGTTCTGCCCCAAGTGATAAACGACCATGTAGGCTGATAGTCAACCGTGGCAACTACGGAATAGTTGGGTCGATAAATAAAGCAGCAGAACTGTATACGGGCAGTAGCCCCATACAGGACAGCCCCAAGGCTGAAAGTAGGACATTGACTAATCATCATCCCTACCGTAGCCCTTGTATTGTCTAAAGGAAAGTAACCAATGAACAGACTAGAAGCAAATCAACTCTTAAACCAAGTCAGAGAAGGTGTACTACACCCCCAATCTATCATCATCAAAGCCCTAACCATTACTGGAGATATCTATGCTAAATGCCCTAACCTGGATAGCACTGCTGACAGCGGGTGCAGTAATAGTGATAGCCCCATTACTTATCATGCTGTTGTACAAAGTCCACAAGGAGAACCCCAATGACTGTTAGACAACTGAGAAGAAGACACAACAAATATTTTTTACATAGAGAAAGGAGTGCTTGACAACTGATAATCAACTGTGCTTATAATCTAATCCTCAACATTTAACTGAAAGGTTCGTGACCATGAAACTGTGTATCAACTGTAAACACGCTGTCTTCCCGACAGACCATAACAACAGGGAAGTCTCTAAATGCGGTGCAAACCGCCCTATAAGCCTTGTAACAGGGCTTCTAGCACCCGTAGACAACCTGCCCTGGTGCAACATAAACAGACTGCCTAACCAGCCTTGCAAGCCCTCTGGTGAACTCTGGGAAGCTGCCGCCCATGTGATGACTCCAGAAGAGGAAGAAGAGCTGATGCAGGGGATGCCTCATGTCTGATTTCTCACCCTCCACCCGCAACTCCGCAATCTGGTCTGGTGACTCCCGCAAGGTAGCCAACGGACGGGCAAACGAAGTCATCCTCACCAAGCAAGGCATTATCGAAATAGAAGACCTCTCCGAGATTGAAGCTGTCCAGATGGGGCATGTACTTGAGCCTGTTATTGGCAGACTCGCACAGGCCAAGTTGGGTGTCGAGCTTGTCAAGGTAGAGGAAGCTCTCTCCCACCCTAAGCACGACTGGTTCAAATCACACTTTGACTTTGCAGGAAAACAGAATGGCAAAACTATCCTGGTCGAGGCCAAGAACTACAACGCTGCAACTCGTTCTAAGTTTGACGTTAGCGGCATCTGTCCTGCGGCAGACATGGCTCAACTGGTACACGAAGCTGCTGTATTCGGTGTCGATATGGTTTATCTCGCAGTTCTATTCGGAGGTCAAGAGTTCGTCCTTATCCCGTTCAATATCGCAGATGAGCAGAAGGAAGAGCTTATCAAGCAGATGGCAGTCATCTGGGGACACGTACAAGCAGGGACTACTCTACCGCCAGAGGATGTGGAGCAAGTCAAACTTCTCTATCCTGTCAGCACTGAAGAGGTCAAAACAGCCTCCGCATCTGTTGAACAAGCCTGTCTAGCACTGTCTCAAATCAAGGCCAACATCAAGGCTTTAGAAGCACAGGAAGAGCAGTACGACACCCTTGTGCGAGGTTACATGCAAGACAAGGGAACACTTGCCACTATTGACGGAAAAGTCCTAGCGACTTGGAAGTCAGCCAAGCCAAGCATCAAGTTCGATACCAAGTTGTTTGAACAAGCTATGCCAGACATTTACAAGCAATTCATGCGTGAAGTGCCTGGCTCTCGTAGATTTCTTTTAAAGTGAGGTTCACATGTTTTTTACAAACAAAAAATTAGAAAAAAGGGTTGCTAATTTAGAAGCCCTCTTTTCAAGAATGAAGATGGATTTAGATGTTGTTGAAATCCGTCTTGGTGGTCTTATGAAAGCCTACCCGCATGGCACTACTCGCACAGGTGAACCACGTAAAAAGCCTGGCAGGAAGCTGAAGGTTCAAGCATGAAGGCTCATCCATTTATTCACAAAGACCCTACCTCTGGACTCACACGTATGGAGGAAGGGATGGATTTGCGGGACTGGTTCGCTGGTCTGGCAATGCAAGGTATGTTTCACCAAGGCAGCAATGTCTACGAGTTGATGGCACAAAGAGCCTACAACATTGCAGATTTAATGATGGAAGCACGTACAAGAAAGGATGTTCCAAATGAGTAATATCGTAGCGTTTAATGACATGCAGCAAATGGCAGAGGTTGCCGCTGGTAGCAAGATGTTCGGGTTCAAGAACCCACAGGAAGCAATGGCAATCATGCTGTTGTGCCAAGCAGAGAACCTACACCCTGCTGTAGCTATGCGTGACTTTCATGTCATCCAAGGCCGTCCTGCTTTGAAAGCAGATGCAATGCTTGCCAGATTCCAACAGGCAGGTGGAACAGTTAACTGGAAGGAATACACAGATGAGCAAGTCACAGGCGTGTTCTCGCATCCTCAAGGGGGAACTCTTGAGCTTACGTGGACACTGGCACAAGCCAAGAAAATTGGGATTGCCACGAAGGATAACTGGAAGAACTATCCAAGAGCAATGCTACGTGCGAGAGTCATTAGCGAAGGCATTCGTTCCGTCTTTCCAGGCTGTGTTGTTGGAGTCTATACACCAGAGGAAGTCCAAGATTTTGAACCTCCCAAAGAAAAGTTTATGGGCAATGTCGAG